TTCGAATCCTACTTTTGGCTCTATTTTTAATTTATAATATTATGAAACTAAAAATATTTATAAAACGTTTCTTTGAAAGTCGTAGACACTTTGAGAAACGATTAAACAAGTTTCTAGAAAGTAATATCAAGGTAACAAATATCGATAGATCTTTCAGTATATTAACCTTTTCAGTATATTATGAAGAATGCTAATAAGAAACAAAATATGCGTTGTCTATGACATCGAAATTTTTATAAATTGTTTTCATTGTACCATATATAATACTGAAACACATGAAATTAGTAAATTTGAAGTTTCTGAACGAAAGAATGAAATGTTCGAGCTTTGTGGGTATTTTACTAAGCATGATTTTTGTTACGTTGGATATAACAATATCCATTATGACAATCCTATTATTAATTATTGTTTGGAGTTCTTTAGTACTATTAATTACAATTATAGGATATTGTGCAATTCGTTATTTAATTTAAGTAAAACTATAGTTAGTAAAGAAGAAGGAAGCTTAGATAAATGGAAGCGTTGGAAATACGCTAACAATTTCTTTACTTTAGATCTGCTTACCATGCTATATAGTACTGCATTAAGAGTGTCTTTAAAAGAAATGCAGATAACAATGCATTATTCTAATGTAAGAGAATTTATAACAGATTGGCAAGCGCCGCTAGAAGTAAATAGAATGGACGATATGATTGAGTATAATCTCAATGATGTTATGTCTACAAATGAGCTTTTAAATCGTTGCACAAAAGATATTGAACTTCGTATCAGTATTGAAGATAATTATGGTATAAATTGTCTTAGCAAAGATGGTGTGAACATTGGTATGGAAATTATTAAAGTCAAATATCTTGAAAAAACTGGATTACAGTGGAATCAGATAAAGGACTTACGTTCCCCAATGGATTACATACCTCTTAAAGATGTTATTCTACCAAATATAAGTTACTCTACACCAATCCTACAAAGTCTCTTAGATCGCCTTAAAAAGGCTGTAGTAAGTCCTGGTAGAAAAGGATTAGAAGAGCAGTTTATACTGGATGGTGTTAAAATATCAGTAGGTGTTGGCGGAATTCATTCACAAAATAAACCTGAAATTATTATACCAAAAGATGATGAAGTACTACTAGATGTTGACGCCGCATCACTATATCCAAGTCTATTGATAGAATATGGATTTTATCCAGAACATCTTGGAAAAGCTTTTCTTGATGTATACTCTGGAATAAAGGAGGAAAGAATTGAAGCTAAACACAATGGTGATAAACTTAAGAATGAAACTCTAAAACTTTCGCTTAATGGGTTAAGTGGTTAACTAATTGTAAAATACACAACGGCATTTAAACATAATTTGAAGTTTATCGTTTTTATGATAAAACTAATATTATGATAATAAACATAGCTAGACCTGATTATTTGCAATCAACGGGTATATACAAAATAGAAAATTTAAAAAATGGAAAATATTACATAGGTAGTACTTCTGAAACTTTTTGTAGAAGATTTTCATATCACATCAGTGCATTGCGTAGAGGTTCTCATAAGAATGTACATCTACAAAATGCATTTAATAAATATAAGGAAGATAACTTTCAATTTATAATACTAGAAAGATGTCTTCCGAAAAAATGTTTAGAACGTGAACAAGTTTATTTAGATAAATATAATAATGAAAATTGTTATAATATAAATCCATTAGCAACTGGTCCATGTAAAACACGAGAAAGTATTGAAAGACAATTAAAATCTCGTAAAATATTTATGGATGAGTGCCGAGAGTGGTATGAAAAATTAAAACAAAATAGTTTAACTATTGACGATATACCTAAAAAATTTATCAATATGATAAATATGTGGTTAAGTAATGTACCTTGGAATAAAGGAATTAAGTATGAAAGTACTAATCACTTAAAAGTACCACATAAACACGCAGATAGAACTAATGCAAAATTAACTTTTAGAAAAAAATATCCAGAAGTATATATATATGATGAAAATCAAGTATATTACGGAAGATTTAGAAGTTATAAAGATCTTGAAGAACTATCTGAAGAATTAATATTACCAATAAAGTCTAGATTCGCTGGACCAAGAATGGGAAAAGATGTTAGTTTTTTATCTGCAAGTT